TAGAGACCAATGGTCTCCTCCATCCGGGATGAACTCCGGAAACTAAGGGGATTGCTCCCCGGCGTTCTTAAGAGAACGCCACCCAGCCTATCTTATACGTTGCTCTTGCGTTCCGTGGGATGACTCCCGCAGTTCGCCAAGGCTGAGAAGACCCAGCCCCAGAAGCAACGCCGTAGACGGCTGATGCGAGCACTACTTCCGGCTTAAAGTTACTCCACTGAACCTTTCGGTACCAGCGGGGTCGATAAGATCGGATGTAGCGGATTCCCGTTCTGCGCCAGCGGAACTGCCAGCGCGACTCTTCATCGTGGATGACGAGATCTCCAAGGTCCTCTGGACCTCGGCAAGCTCGTATAGCGGATGGAATGCTGTCCAAAACAGCAAACCAAGCGCGCCGTACACGATCAAATCGGCCAACGTCACCTTTAGTAAGGCGGCGAAGACCATTTGCAAGAGCGATGAGCTGTTGCGGTTCATTCGGTAACTCCTTCAAATGAAATGGACGGACGTCCACTCCTAAGAAGTAGTCGCCACCACAACTTTCCCTGAAAGGACCATCAACAAACGATTTTCGCTCGTTAACGGCCATTCCAAAGAAACTCAACACAGGAATCAAATCTTTGGCTGTCTCTGTGGGTATGATGATATCATCGCCATAGACAAAGACATCCTTGCCGGGAGTGGCCCTTGTGGGGTCACAACAAGCAAGTGAGAGACCGAGAAATATCAAGGTCTCAAGCTCAAAGGTGAATCCGTTGCCCATACTCGAAAACTTCTCGAGTACATGCCAATTCCCCCGGAATTCCGTCTTCTTCGACCGGAGGTCGTCGAGGATAGAATACCAATCCGGAGGGAGTAGAAGCTTGACCAAGTTTCTACTAACGGTATCGCTCGCGTTTGAGAGATCCAGGGTGGCAAAATGGCCTTTGATAGAGGCCTCACAGGCAACCTGCCTGTGAATATCTTGTCCATGGATCAAGTCAATCCCGGCTCGCTTGAGCCGTCTGCGAATAGCTTCTCCAACGCTTAATTGGTAAAAGACGTTGATAGAAGGTTCTATCGCAATGCCCCGGTGCTTCGTACAATCCTTAGGGACTGTAGTAAAGCGATTACCCGGGACAAAATTGACATCTCGACCGGAAGTTCTGCAGGCATCTGCCCACAGAGTGAAGTGCCACGGAAATAAGTGGTACTTCGCATCCGAAGTCAAAGTGGGTTTAGAGGACATCTTGTCAGGGACCGTCGTGAGACGTCCCCTATCGCCATAAGTCGCACCAGGTCCGAACCGCCCGTCAAAATGCTCGGGCGGTCTTCCCAAAATGTCGGCAATTATTTTCCGCGTACGCCTTATAAAAAGGGTAACGCCTTCCTCGCAGTCAGCATAAAGCTGAGGATTGAGGTAAGGAAATAACCGACGATTGGTGCGGAGACAAGTAGCTTCGTTATCGAGAAAACCCTGCTCAGCCACGGCCTTGCGGTCGAAACTGGTCGGGAGTTCCTCTAACTTTCGAAGTAGCCCCACGGCGCTGGCATCCCGCCAGTAGCTTTCAGGCTCAATGTACTGTCTCGGATCAATCTTGCACTCAGCAAGCTGATCCCACTCACCGTTTCGCAGCAAAGATGCTGCCTTAAGTGAAACGGGAGAGGCGAGGCCTTCGAACAATCGAAGTGCCACTTCCTTGACCTGCTGGTCGAAGGAGGTAGGGTCCAAGTCGTTCTCCTAAAGTTAAGAGATCACACCGAACATCAGGTCGGTGCGTAGCCGGAGGCCAGAACGCTCTTGAGAAGCGTGCTTGCGACCAGGTTCCCAAACTGGGCGGCGAACTCGCTGAGTTGCGCGTCCGTCATATCCAGGGGAACCGCGGCCGAAAAGCTCGCGTTCGCTCGAGCGGCCACCTTCGACAACGACGTGGTGGTATCCGTATAGAGCTGTGGCATCGTGTACGATCCCTCGACCCGACGGGTCGTTTGGCTACCGTTGGCCTGAGCCCGAACACGAAGTTCGGGACGCTGGCCGATAGTACCGCCAAAGGAATTGTCACGCCACACGGCGGGGGATTTCTCTCCGCCGCTCGCCGTGACCTGAGTATAGGTCACATTCGTGGTACCGTCCGATTTCTTGATAGTGATGTCTGCCATCGAGGGCATAGGAATGACTCCTGAATTGTGCTAGAGTGGCCCATTAAGAGCATCAAGCGGATTTAAGAAACTGCGTGAGCAGTGCGATCGCGGTAGTCGCGCGAACGACAGAAACCCCTTTAAAGGGCTTCAAGCGAAGATCTGGTGTACTAATGCCAGATCCTCGCTTCACCATGAAACTCACCGCGGAAGCGTTCATATATTCGATGTCCCTCCAAGGACGGACTTCGAAATGTGGACCGCCGACGCGATGAATATCGAAGGTGCCGCTCTGGGTTAGCGTCGTAAAGGCATTGCGGAGTTCAATACCATTGAAATCTGTCCAGCTGGACAAGATATCACCAACGTTAAGGAACCAATCAACACAAAAGCTGAAAGGTACCAAATCCCAGGCCACAGACAGTGGGTTAACAAAGCCCATCTGACTGAGTAGGAACGCATTTGGATTCGATATCACTATCGTAGCATCCATGCGACACCGGCACTCGTTCGAGCTGAACTGAGTGCGATGCTCCCAGGGATCGGAATAGTCCTCAAATTTTGTTCGAGGCCTGACCGATTTCGATCTCACTGAAACCTTAACGGGATCATAGAGATTCTTGCTGCAGAGCAGCTCCATGGAAGATCCAATGTCTTTCACAAGTGGTTCCCAGCCAAAGTGGTACTCTAGCCAGTTGTTTGCGAAAGACTTCTTCACCGACACACCTTTCGGTTTTACGGAATGGCCGATGGCCTTTCCGGCGTCGATGAAGTGACCCTTACGTATAGCACGGGCCATACGGTAAAGCTGAGTGGCTTTACTAGCGATAGAACCGATAGCTTGCTCGGCCTCGATGAGGTTAACGAGCCAGCCGGCGGGGTCGCCAATCTTATCCTTAAACTTCGCATAGGCCAAGTTACGGGCCTCGGAAGCGGTATCGTCGTTCCACCCCAAGGGGGTGACACCGACGGACCAATAAGAATAAGGATTCTGGTCATCTCTATGCGACAAAACCTGAACCAAGGACATATTATAGTCCAAGGGGCTGGTATACGGTCTCTTCTGCCTGAACCAGGTGGAAGACTTCGTGTACCACACAGGGGAGAACCCTAGAGGTGTTGGCGGACCGTTATGTGAGTCGGTCTTAGAGAAAGGACCATATATGGGTGCAACCACAAACTACTCCTTGTAGTCGCGCCTCGGGACAAGGGATATCCTTCGGCAAACCATACAGTAGTACCACCCCCCGAACAACGGGAGGCGCCCAAATGTACGTCGACTACCGTCAGGCCAGGTTGGCCATGACGCGACGCGCATAAAGGAAGCCACGCTCATTCGGTGCCCTTAGGCACACTAGTAGAGCTGGCTTTACGAGAGAGGACGGCCCAGAGCTTACTCAAAAGCTGGGATACCAATTCGTGGATGATGAACTTAAAGTTCGCATTCATAAGTCAGTATCCTTTCTTAAGAGTTAGCGAAGGGCCG